AGCCCCTTCAGCAGCAGCAGCATCTGCGGCAGCAGCAGCGTCCGCAGCGGCAGCATCATCGTCACTTTGTGCTGCTGCCATTGCAGCAGCCGTAGCTGGACTAGCCTCCGATATAGACATTCCAAATGGAGTACTTGTTGCTGCGGTTTCTGCGGGGGCTGATGGTGTGTCTGGCGCAGATGGCGCAGATGGCGCAGCAGGAGCAGCGCCAAATGACCCAGTTTCTCCGCTTATGGATTGATCCGCCATGCCTGCTGTAAAAGCTGCGCCAGCGGGCGTCGGACCAATCATATCTGCGGGGATATCCCCCAATTCTTCGGCAGTAGCAAACGCTGGGGCTGCAACAAATGAAGGCTGCTGGACACCAGGCGTTGTGCCTTTGGATGACGACCCTATTGATGTTGCTGGTGCGGCGGCAGAAGGCGCTGCCCCATAAGGGTTAGCACCGGGAACTGCTACGTTGCCCATGGCGTCAAATACGGCTTGATTGTTCTGTGGTCCCGGCCCAAGGGCCCCAAATGGACCTGAAGATTGACCCGTAGAAGCCGCTGGAGCCGCCGCCGTTGGGGATGTGCCTATTGTGTTCAGTGCGTTGCCAACTTGAGCACCAACCTGGGCACCAAGAGCTGCCTGATTTGCCACTGCATTGTTTTGAACTGTTGGTTGCCCAGTGTATGACCCAGAAAACATGCCGGGAGTGGGCGCAACAGAAGTGGTTTGAACAGAGCGCGCTTCAAGCGGTGCAGCAGGTTCAGGCGCTGGTAGATCATATGCATCTACATGCCCAATGGGCGCACCCGTAAACGAGAACCCAGGCGTTGCCCCTGCTGGCGCGGCTGCCCCCGTAGACGTAGATGACATTATCCCTTCTGGGGTAGCAGAAGGTAATCCATACGAACTGGATAGCCCTCCACCGCCTTCGGAACCCCCGCCAGTGATTGGAGGCTTGACTACAGGCTCAGCTACTGGCTCATACCCACCAAGTTCATGCTTGACCGCAGCGGGAGCAGACGCTGCCACCTTTGCCGGATCTCGCCTTAATCCCGGTATATCAGGCAATGCCTTAGCTTTTTGAGCAGCTATGTCTTTCAGAAGCTGCTCATAGGCCGTGTCGCCGTAACTAGGGCTACCTCCATCAGCATATCTTTGACGGGCAATTTTAACTGCTTCATTGCGACCGCCATCAGCGCGTGGCCCACGAGGTTGCTTTTCATACAAATGTTGAGCAGCTAAGCTTTCCAGCTCTGTAAGCATATGAGGGAAAGATTTTCCGTGGTTAGTTGCCCATACTGCCCCATGGCTCATACGAGGTTCCATAAGATTTTGAGCATATTGAATTTGCTTGTTTCCCGTTTCCCCCCGGCCCATTTCTATATTGCCAAGATGTTTTAACATCATTCCACGGACAAGCGTCTCTTCCATGTTACTTTTTAGCCAATCTGGCAATTTGCCAGCATCTTTTAATTCTTGAATCCCACGATGAAGAGATTCATGGATAATAGTAGATGGATACTTTTCATTATACCAAATTTTATCGTTTTCTGGTTTGTAAAAACCAGCCACGGTTGTCGCTTCTTTTGTTGCAGGCGTAGATGCAATGTGCCGAGGATCAAATCCTAAAGATCCAAGCGCAGTTTTATTAGCGGCAAGCCACGCTGTTTCGAGCCGATCTCTTTGCTCTTGATCAACAGGTTGTAGATTAGGGGTATCTGATTTGCTTAAATATCGTTTTTGAGCCTGCGCAAAAGACGGTCTGTCTATCATTGCACCTTCTGCCAAAGTGGGCGCAACCGGGTTCCCATACGTTTGATCATACTGTCTAGAAGTAGCTAATTTTTCTTCTGACGGCCAAGATTGATCTGGCGTAGCGCGGCCATACGAAACTGGTTGTTCTTTACCAAAAAGGCGATCAAGAAACCCCAAAGGTGTTGGAGGCGCAACATTCACTATTTCATCAGCACCACCCCCATCAGCATAACGCTTGCGGGCTAGACGCAGGGCTTCGCTGATGGAAGTAGGACGCTTCATGGCTGAGCCCTTAATGACTGCGGGTCAGAAGGTGATGGATGATCTCAAGGGCTTTGTGAAGCGAATCAGGTTTGGCGTTGGCGGCCCCGCCACGCTTCATGCCTTCTTCTTCCCTGCGCTTGGCCATTAACGCCTTGTCAGCACGAAAGAAATCAGCAGCGCTGTCGGAGTTGCCCCAGTTAACCGGCGCACCACCCATGGGCTCGTTTACCGGCCTGCTGTTGGACTGGTAATCTTGCCCAGAAAAAATGCGGGAAAGAATGCCTTCATCAGGGCGGCGCATTGGCGCGGGTGCCCTGTCAGCCATTGTTTGAGCGGCAGCTTGGCGGCTTTCCAAAGAAGGCGCAGCAGATGGACGCCGCATAGGAAGACCCGCAGCTTCGCCTAAAGCTCTGGCAGCAAGCATGTTGGCGCGTTCGCCATATTGCTCACCAGATATAGAACCGTCTGCCATGGCCTGATCATAACGAGAACCATAGCCTTCACCGGATATAGTCCCATCCGCAGGTATGACGGGCGGCGGCGCAGCAGTAGGCCGGTCAGCCAATGCGCCAACGCCAGTAGCGCCCGCGCCAAGAGCCAAGCCGCCAACGGTGCCCTGCGTAGCGCGCTGAGCAGGCGTAAATACAGGGATCTTAACGCCCCACGGAAGATCCGGGCGGGGCAATGGCATTCCTTTGCCGGGGGCAACATTTTGAATCAAATTTCCAGTTGACGGGTTTCTTAAAACCTCTGCGGGCCTTGTTAAAAATTCCCATGCCTGGCGCGGAGCAGCAGCAATTCTCTCGCCTATGCCCATGGCAGAGCGGGCAATTGCCGGAGCAGCTTCAGCAGCAGCCGCGCCAGCCGCACGTGCGGGAGCAGCACCAGCCGCCAAACTAAGAGCAGATGTGCGAGCTGCCTGCGCAGCATTCTGGCGAGCGGCCACGTTTGCTCGTTCAGTAGCTACAACTGGATCAACGCCTTGGCTGATCAGATAATCACGCATTTGCTCTGCGGAGGGAAGACCAAAAGCCATTACAGTTCTCCAGTCTTGGTGCCATCCAGAGTGGGCTCATTGCCCTCCAGACGCTGAAGCATTTGAGGATCGATAAACTGCTGAGCTGTAGCTAACCCATCGGGGTTACGCATAACCTCTTCAGCAAGTTTAATGGCGGCAAGACGCTCACGGCTTTCGCGGTCACGCTTGCGGTTGATGGCGTCAAACATCGTGTCTTGATTGCGCTGCTGGATTTCCATCTGCTGCGTCTGGACCTGCGCCATCTTGGCGGGGTCGCCCTGATCGCGGCTTGACTCCATCTGAAGACGCATGTGGTCCAGCTCAATCCGGGCCTGAGCATCCTGGGCGCGTGTTTGGCTATCCATCATGCGCGCATCGGCATTGCTCTTGTCGATCTGCATCTTCGCCATGGCCTGCATAAGCTCTGGCGGGGGCTTGCCCTGCGCAGACGGCGGGATCATGAACTGTTGCGGATTAGACCAGCCAAGGGCTTGTAGCGCCGCTGTATCAACCGCAATCGGGTCATAAAGAGCCGGATTAGAAGCGACCAACTGCTTCAGAGCCAGAACTTTCATCAGGCGCTGGGTCTGGCTCGACGTATTGGGATCCGCCTGTGGGACAAAATAGTAATTGTCCAAAGCGTCCACAAATGTCTTTTCGTCCCAAGGGTATGCAGCTTTCCGGCGCTTCTGCCAAAAACTCTCAGGATGTTCTTTGAAGCACTCAACCAACATCTCAAATTCTTCAGATTGAGCTGCGTGAAGGCGCTTGTGGACTGAGTTTAGAACTTTCTGAGCCTGCTCGATCATAGCGAGCGTCGTTCCCACGGGCGCATCAGGCTTGCCCTCGGTCACCATGACCTCAGAGGTGCCGCCAACGCGCATGCCGGTCTCAGCCATCTGAACGACAAGGTTCATTAGGGCTCCAGAGGGCTCTTTGTACGGCAACGGCATGATGGCTTGATTGATGGGCATGCCATTTGTTTTGACCAAAGCACCCCCGCCAGGAGGAACCCGGAATATGTTGGTGTTCTGCCGGGCTCCGGTATCCGCCATAAGGAAGCCGGGAAAATTGTTGTACATACCGGCGTCTAGCAGCTCACGCCAAGCAGCCGTAATAGCGTTTGTCGTATTGCCAAGTATGTGAAGCAGGCCAATATCATAAAAGCCCATCCCAGGCACAAAAGTGTACTTAACAAAGCGGCGCTTAGCGACCGGAAGCTCTTGATCATCCTCGGCATAGTTGCGAACCACCGATAAAACCTGCTGAGACGACACATCGATGGTCACGATGTATGGGATCTCAAGGCCAGAAGGCTTTTTCTTGTGCTTATGCTCAAATCCAACCAAATCTAGCTCGCAATAGACCTCATAGATCTCACGATCACGGTCATCAGGGTTCATAGACCCCATTGCAATGCCCTGTTGAGCGTTCTTTTCGCGTTGAACGCTGTCAAGATCCGGCTCTTTGGGTGTAGATAAGTCAATGTCGCGGTAAACACCAAGAATTTGGAGCCTTTTGACGGTGCTGGGACGCATATAGGACCGATGGGTGATCCTTTTGGCGTTCCTGAGGTCCGTCGCGCTGTTATTGACGATCAAATCGTTTGCATCAACGCTTTCAGACACTGGGCGATTGCGCAACGGGCAGAAATAGACCTTCTTGAAGCTTGTACCGCCAAAGCCGAGCATGAGAAGCATGCGATCCGTGTCGGGATAGTACTCTGTAGCCGTTGAAGTCAGATAATGATTGAGATCATTCTCCAACGCATTGGCTAACTGGTCGTTTTGAAGGGTTGCGTTGTTGTTGTCGTTGCGAATTTTGACCGGCCCATCGGTGGGCAGCAGTTCAGAACGCGCATTGGCTTGGAATCGCAGCACTGCTTCAAGCAGCAGCGGATGTCGGACCTTAGACATGCCCTCAATCGGCGCGCCGTCAGACGCACCCTGCAAGCCGGGGATCTCAATCTTAAGACCGAGAAGTTTAATTCCCTGCGCCCGGTCTTCAATCCAATCATTTCGGCTCTGGATATCGTCTCGAATGCCGCGCAAAAGCTCCTGTGCAATGCCGTTTAGGTGGCTTTCGGCAACATCCTCGACCAGATTGCGGTACCAGTCGGTCTCATCACGCTCTGCGCGGTTGTCATCAATAGGCTTCCCATCCAGGGAAATGGTGATTGACCCGTCTGCGTGTTCAATTTCAAGGATAGCGCCACTTTTATCAGTTTTTTCAGTATCTTGGCCGTCGTCAATGATCTCAACAATGGCTTCGCTGTCGCCAAGAGCCTCTTCTTCAGGCTGCGTTTGCCGAATATTCCCCATGAGCCCCGGCGTCATTGGCATAGAAGTTATTCCTCTGTCAGACCAAGAGCTTCCATCTCTGCGACGAAACGAGCAATGCCCTGTTGTGCTGCAACTGTATCAGACTGGGCCATAATCTCATAGTGACGAACGTAGTCATAGGGGTCTTGGCCCCAGACCTCGACCCTGAAGTTGCCAATACGTTTTGGCGTATTAGGCGTAATAACGTCTACAACAGCGCTTGCGAGTACTTGGCTCATGTCCATTTCCCATTAGATGTCAGAAACTCTACAAGATTTTGGTTAAATTGGATAGAGCGGCTGCCATTGATTGTTGCCCTTAAATGCTAAGCTATCGCTAAGTTCAGCTTTGAACTCGTCACCGCGCATGATGGCTCCAGTCTCGCGCAGATGCCTCATAGCCATGCTTACGGTATCAACAAGGTCGTCATGCTTGCCCTTGGGGAACTGGCCCACCTGAGCAATAACCATCTCGGCCCACTGGCGAATGGGGGCAAAGACCAGTCCCTCGGCGAATAGGTGCTGAACCGAATACAGCCGCGCCAGCTTGTCTTGGGATTTTGGGTCAAACATGTGGACGCCAAATTTTTCATGCCCGTACATCCGGCGAATTTCCTGGGCAACGGAATGACCAGCGGCTTTGTTTTCGATGAGGAGGGTGTCCACCTTGAGGCGGCGGCAAGTCTCGGAGACTTTGAGGACAAGATCATGCAGCTCGTAGCGGCCCTGCCACGCATGCATCAACATAACCCTTGGCGCGGTCTCTGTGTATTGCCGGGCGTAGTCCATACGGTCTCCGTGGCGGCTACCGGCATGACTGGGCGCTTGAACGGAGATATCACTTGTAAATACGCCCCATACTGTCATGGCTGACGGATCGTTCTCAGTCTTGGCCGTATATGCGGTGTCTAGCGTAGCAATAATAAGATCCATACTCGGGAACGTCGTAGACTCCCAAGGTTGCCACCACTCACGCTTAATAATGCCGCCGCCTTTGGGTTCTGGGCGCTGTTGAAGCTGACCAGCGGCAGACCAAGGGCCAAGTTGCTTTTCAAGGATCACAACTTCCGTTTCACCAAAACGATCCGGCCAAAGAAGCTCACCTTCGCGGTCGTCCAACTCAACCTGAGCATCAGGGCTGATGGCTATGCGGGTGCCGTCTTCATCCACCTCAACCAAAGGTTCCCCGTCGTCATCGCAGCCACGGGGGTCATTCCAACCAATTGAAGTAACGGAATGCCGGGACCATTCGTATCTCATTGGAAGACAGAGATGCGTCCACTCGCCCTCGTCCTTGGACATGATATGGCCGGTTAGATCTTCTTCTGAGAGCCGCTGCTGAATAACGACGAAGGCACCCGTTTTGGGATCGTTGAGGCGGGTCGAGAGCGCGCCATCCCACCATTCGATGGTCGATGCAATGGTAGCTTCCGAGAAGGCTTCTTGCGCTGCATTGGGGTCATCGACAACAATGATAGAGCCGCCTTCACCAGTAAGAGCGGACCCCACGGACGTGGAAAGACGCGAACCATTGCGGTCATTGTCAAAGCGCCCTTTGGTGTTCTGGTCAGAGGTCAGCTTGAAACGGTCACCCCAAAGGCTGCGATACCAGGGGCTTTCGATGAGGCGGCGGCATTTGACGCTATCACGGAGGGACAACTGCTGAGCGTATGAGGCATGCAGGAACTGAACACCCGCGCCAGAGGTTGGACTGGTGTGAGACTGCGCCCATACCCACGCAGGAAACGCACACGAGGTAATGGACGACTTGCCCATACGTGGCGGGATGTTGATGATGAGCCTGCGGATCTCGCCATCAGCTACGGCTTGCAAATGCTCCGCTATAGCTTCAATGGGCCAGCCCTCGGTGAAGGGTGACGCATCTATGTATTTCCATGAGTGCTTCAGGAATGTGTAAAGGCTCTCTTCACAGTCTACACGGTCAAGTTCAGCAAGCTGCCGCTCGATGTCGATCTGCTGGCCGTCGAGCGTAAGCGTTGTCATAGCTTTGGGGCCATCTTGTAAAAGGGCATTTCGGGGTGATGAACTAGAACATCTCCGTACAGGTCATCAAAGCCGTAATGATAGATCACCATGGACGGAATCCATTTGCCGAGCATAAGCCGCGCTTTCCAGCGACGTTTAGAAACATTTTTTGGCATGAGCAGCCCCCTGTTCCAGATTAATATAGTCCACCGCGCCAAAACATACTATAATCTTGTTGTCATTGAAGGGGGAATGCAATGCGCAAAATCATCATAGCTATCTTGGGCATGACAATGCTACCTGCTATAGCTTATGCTTCATGCACCACACACACCTACTACGTTAACGGAAAATTAACAACCTGCACAACTTGTTGCACAGGCAGCATGTGCAATACGACCTGCTATTGATGTTTCACGTGAAACATTGGGTGTGGTAGACAACCGTTGATGGCCGGAATGGCCGGTGAGATCCTGGGTGCGCACCGGGGTATCAAGATGTTGGAAGCCCGCCAGCCCATCATTTAGCTTCAAACATCCCCGCCAGTGGGGTATACTGGGTTTGCTGGAGAGCGCTTGGCAGCTCCCTCTTTGGCATTGGGGGCCGGGCTTGTTGCAGGGGCCGGTCCCCACCACACCAATTCGCCTGGTGTTTGTCCGTGCCGGGGGCTCCATCGAAGCTCTGCAAAAGGGGCAACGGACTCCAAATGTTTCACGTGAAACATCCGCCACACCACTGGCGGGGAATGTCACAACTAGTTACCCCATAAGCTAACTATCTACAGAGGGACCCAATACAGGGGTACCTATGACCGGGGGTACCGGGGGGGGTATACCTATGGCCTATGCTGGGGTAGCGCGCTAAGCCGCACTGTATAGAGAGCAGGTACCTACAGGGTGGGGACCGGGGGGGGGGGGGTATGGGTAGGGGTGGGGATAGGAGGGTGGGTCTATACCCGTTTCTCGGTGGTGATCCTGATCATCGCCGCCTCCTCGGGGGTCACATACAACTTCTTGGGGGGTACCGGGGAGGTGGTCGCTTCTCTGGAGTGCCGGAGGAGGAGCTCCAAGAGCATACAGAGTGCCCCTTGGCTGTACTTGTTGGAGAGGAGGTCTTGGAGCCGGGTGGGGGTGAGGGGGCGGCCCAAGAAGCGGTGGGCAATCTCCAAGACGTCTCCCACCCGTTTCTTACCCGCCTTTTTCATGTTCTCCCCCTTGGCGTTCCCCGACTTGGCCATCTTGGTATAATCCTTGACTTTGAAAATGGAGGGACTCTGGAACTCCGTGGGGTGTTCGGGGACCATGAACCCGACCAAGAGGGCCAGTTTCTGGCTGAAGGGCTCGAACATGCGTTTGAGAGGGTCGACCACATGCTCCCGGACGGTTTCCAGGTCCGTGTATTCGGCCTCGGTCCAGGTGGTGGGGGTGTTGGGGTCAGGGTCTTGGGTGGCCCGGTAGACGGCCAATCCCCCCGTGGCTTGGGGTAAGACCAGGTACGTGGCTCCCCGGGGGCCGGCCCCTATCACCCCGGCCACTTGGTAGATACGTCGTTGAAAGTACGCTTGAACCAGGGGGGTCACGTCATGGCCGAGGCCGGCTGCGCCGGCCGGGGGGGCGGGGGTGGGGGCACTGGCCAGGGTCAACTTGGCATGGAGGGGGAGGCCGTCGACCGTATGGTCCACCATGTACCGGACAACTTGGTCCTGTGAGATCCCATACACACTTTGGAGTTCAGGGAGGAGGCTCGCCGTGTGCTGATAATCCGTCCACTGCTGTTTGGAGACATTCTTGGTGGGGAGGGGGGTGAGGAGTTCTTGGAGTTGTTGTTGGATGTATTGGAGGAGGACGGGGGCGGAGGCCTGGGTGGGGGCTTGGGCTTGGGGGCCGGGGGCGGGGATGGCCGGCTCGCCGGCCGCGAGGTCCACGGGTTGGTCCGGGTCGTCGGGGGCGGTGGTGTCCTCGGGCGTGAACTCGGTGGGGAGCTGGAGCCGAATCTTGGGGACCTTGTACTCCACCGGGAACGTCCGGTCAAAGACGGAGATACCTGGGTCGGTGATTTCCACCGGCTGAAACGCGTAAATTTCCCCCCGGTTGACCAGGTTCCCCAGCCTGCCCCGACTATCGACCAAGAACTCGTTGCGGTTCTCGATGAGGTAGGTGAGGGCATAATAGATTTGCTCGAGGGGGTACGGTGGGCCCGCCTCGGGGCGGAGGGCGGAGACCAAGACCTCGATGGGGTAGTAGGGTTGGCGGAGGAACAGTTGGCGGATACGCTCCACAATCCGGATACGGTTGGTATTCATGTACTCGGTGGAATACGTGGTTCGGTTCTGACCAAGACGGGGGTCCGAGGGGGCGACGTCGGGCCGGCAGCGGTCGGGGCAGGTATCCAGATAATCACATACGGCAGTATAGGGGCGGTCTCCCGGGTGGTAGTCCATGTCCCCATGGGAAGTACGGAGGTGGAGGACCCGGTTTTCGGGGATCTGGGCGAGGTGGTCGACCGTGAACTGGTGTTGTTCTTGGTGGAGGATACAGTCGACGGAGGACTCCTTCATGAGCCGACTGACCCGGCCAATCTGCTTGGCCTTTTTGAAGGCGAGCTCGTACAGGTACGTATCCGCGGTGGGGGCACCGTCGGAGGTCTGGGTGGCGTACATATAGATTTCCACGTTACGTTCCTCGAACGGGAGCTGGCAGTGGCTGAGGTTTCGTACCCCCCGCCCGATGATTTGTTCGATACGGCTCATGTTGTACCACGGTTCCATGATATGGATTTGACGGATGTTTTTGAAATCGAGGCCTTCGGCCCCCGCACGGCTGATGAGGACGACCCGGACACGTTCCCCATACAAATTCTCACGGGAGGTGAGGGCGGCGAGCTCGTCGGTGTTACTGGGCGAGTAGGTGCGGTTGCCGGTGATCATGGCGTAGGAGCCGAGGGTGGGGGGTCGGGCGGGGGCGCGGGCGGTGGTGGCGGGGTGGACCAAG